TCAGATGAATTTTCCGCCCTTAATGATCGCGCTCATTCCCTCTTTCGCGTTATATGCGCCGCCCAGTGTATCCGGGACAAGCTCCCCCAGCAGCACAAGTCCGCCTCGGATGTGGCAGATCCCGACTTGATTATTGCTGTAATCCGCAGTGGGATTGTCTCCAAAGATGCCAACGAAACCGCCCCAGCTGGTAGAGACCGCACATTCCAGATCATGGAATGCACAGTCTGCCAGCACAGCATAGGAATTGTAAAAAGCGCCGACTCCTCTCCCATTCTTGGCACAGCCGTTAAAGGAGCACCCGTCCGCATATACCATGCTTTTTTGACAAGGGAGGCAATATCTGTATTTGTTTGCCGTCTCGTCCAACTCCCACTTCAACTTTTCCATCTGCACCGGAAGCCTGCAATTCAATACCCGGAGTTCCCTTTTAAACACGCAGTCTCCCAAATTGTTTGCCCGAAGCATGAGACTGCCGCAGCCGTAGAAACCATTCACAGAAACTTCTTCCGAAGCTGTTCCGCTGAGTGTGATGACATAATGCTCAGTCAGTAGACGGGGAAGGGTATCAAGGTAAGCTTGCAGCTCCGATGCGGGTAAAGAGACATCACGGCGGGGTGCACCGGTAGCCAGCACCATCTTCCGCACAGGCGCGCAGTCGCTTTCGGTGATGAGACCGGCAGGGGAGCAGAGCACCGCTGCGCCGCCGTCCTCGCTGACGGTCTGGCGCAGGTAAAACCGCAGCACCGTGTCGCCCCCGGCCAGGATGGATGCCGGCTCGTCCAGCCGGTAGACGCAGTAGAGAATTTCCCCCTCATCGGGGTCCTCCGCATAAATGCCAAGCTCCGTCAGCGTGTATGAGTCCTCCAGCTCCACCGCAGCCAGCGTCACGGGCAGAACGGCAGTGTTCCCGGCACAGCGGGCCTCGCCCACCGCCAGCGTCTGCCGGATCTCCGGCAGTTGGGCGGCATTGGGGACGTCCGTGGTATGTCCGCTGCCGCCCACCACACGGGTCACCCGCAGGCAGGCGCCCGCGGCGGTTTTCGCCGTCAGCGCAAGGCCCTTGTTCGTATACGTTCCCTGAATATTCATAGCCCGTCTCCTATCTCAGCCGCCGGATGCCCCGTCTGGGACGCTGGGGCAGGGGAGCCGTCACCACCGGCGCGGAAGCGGGCAGACGGCTTTTCACGTCCTCCGCCAGAGATGCCTGATACGCCGCGCGGAATTCCTCCGTCCGGCGGTCTGTGTCGCCGTCGTCGCCCCCCGCCAGCAGCGGCGCAAAGGACTGGGGCACGCCGCCCCGCTCCAAGGCGGCTCTGGCCCGCTCCACCTGCTCCCGGCGGAGTTTTTCCGCCCGCAGAGTTTCCAGTTCCTGCTTTTCTTCTTCGTTCATACGTTACTCCTTTTCCGTCTCCATAGTTTCCTCGGCCTTGCGCCGCAGTTCCTCCTCCGCGTCCTTCACCCACGGCAGCTGTTCCAGAATGGTGCGCTTGGACAGCAGGGGAGAGAGGGACAGCAGCGTGCCCGCCAGCACCGTGTGATCCTGCGGTAGATTCTTGTAAAACGTAACCTGCCCCTGTTCCAGCGCCACCGGCATCCCCAGCAGGGCAAAACCGCCGGAAAGCGCCGTCAGCAGATGGTGCAGACCGTCCAGAAAGCTGCGCTCCTTGGCAAGGCGCACCTGCTCGATGCCCCACAGTTTATACTGCATCGCCACGCCGGAGGCGTTCCCGGCGAAGCGCTCGTCGGAGAGATCCGGCGTCATGCTCAGTTCCAGAATGCTGCGGCGCAGATTGCTCTCCAGCTGGGCGAGGGCCTCGTGGTTCAGATTCTTCACCACGAATTCCGCCCGGCCCCCCTCCGCCAGAGAGAGGATGCGGGTGCGGTTGGCCTCGTCGATGTCCCCCTGAGTCGTACCCTGCATCCCGTACAGGGCGAGGAAGGCGTTGGCCACCGACTGCATATCGTCCATGGCCCCGGAGAGCAGCAGGTTGTACGCGTCCAGCAGCCCCGTCACCATCTCGAAATCGCCGCAGGTCTGGCAGTTGTTGTTGAAGGGCACCAGCGCCAGATGCCCCGGCAGGTTCTCCTCCGGTGCGCCCAGAGCCACCCGCTGACCGTCCCATGTAAAGGGCGTGACCCGCTCCTCCTCGTAGAGCATCCCGCATACGGTGTCGTCCGGGCGCTTGAACAGCCGGACGGCGGCACGGAGCGGCTCGCCGGCCTCGCCGCTGCGGATGCCGAAGCAGGTGAGGGGGTCGCACCGGCATACCCGTACCAGCCACACCAGCGCGAAGCCCTCGCCGCAGATGCTCATGTCCCGGCCAATGTCAAAGAGCAGATGATCCATGGGCAGATCGGCATAGATCCGCCCCTCCTCCGGGTGCTCATAGGAAAGGGTAGGGGGCACGCCGAGGAAATACCCGGTCTGCACCTCCGTGATGTAGCGGGGGAAGGGCACCCGCAGCAGATTGTTGGGCCGTCCCCGGACGGCCTCGCCCTTGGGCACGGGCTGCTGACCCTCGTAGTAGTCCCACAGCCGCTCTCTGTGGGGACGGACCCGGTACAAAAAGTCCGACACCGCCCCGGTCAGAGCATCCTCCGTCAGCGCCCCGGCGCAAATGTAGTCCTGTTTCAAATACGCAAACCTCCGATCGCAAAACCCGGCCGGAATGTTCCGCCGCGCACCCGTTTCACCGCGATCAGGCGGCAGCCTTGGCCCCGTCCTGTATGACTTTCTTCGGTGACGGCCTGTGCGCGGCCCGGTGAGCAGACAGTCTCGGATACCCATAGGTATCGCTATGACCCCGGCGGCGATGCCCGACGGCCCGCCGTCCCGGAAAGGTCCTCTCTGTTCCGTACTGTCGCCTCTCCCGGCCCTATACTTTTATTGTAAGAACACCCCCTGCCCTTTTCTTTCGAAGGAGATACCAAAAACAGTTCCTCTCTCCGCCGCGCCCTCGGCCTCCGAGGTCGAAAAGTATTTGCGCGCATGGAACGATTCGGAAACCTACCGGCTGCAGGAGAGTGCCCTGAACAAGCTGTTTCTTGAACTGGCTCCTCAAAATGACAGGATCGAAAACATTTTGATCAAGGCCGCCACATTGAATGATTTTTACAGTGCGAATATTTTTTCGATTTATCCTGTCGCGCGGCACATTCTGTCCTTAGATATTGACAAACGGTTACAGGCTCATGATCTAAGCCTTGTTTCCGATATTTCTTATGTGACCTTTCCAAATGGCAAGACGAAAAAGCTGTATTCGTTCGCCACAAAATATTGCAGTCATCACAAGCCTGATGTTTACCCCATATACGATGATTACATCAACAAGATTTTGCGGTATTACAGGGATATAGATGGGTTTTCAAAGTTTACAAGTGAAATGCTGTTGGATTATCGTTCCTTCCATGCGATATTGCATGATTTTCAACGGTTTTATAAATTGGAATCATATACCGTAAAGGAAATCGACCAATATCTCTGGCAATTAGGAAAGGCGAATTTCCCCAAGAAATACTGACGGTGCGTGTATGGCAAGCGCAAAAAGGAGGCAAAGCGCCTAAGCGGAGGAGACGTTCACTTTGTCAAAATAACCGCCCCCTCCCCAGTTTTCCCTTCCATCAATTGAACAAAATCTTCTTTTTGTTCAATTGAATTTCCCTCTCCCCGATGCCCTGCCGGGGCATTTTGGATTATTTTTGACATCAATTCGACCATTTTCCCCTTGACCTCATGACATTATGATGTCATAATGATTTTTAGAAACTACCATCAGAATGTCGCATATACGGAGGATTTGTCGATGGATGAGAAAAGCAACAAGGTCAAGCTGCTGGTCTACGCCACGGAGGATGACCGCGCCCGCATCAAAATGGCTGCCGCCAAGCTGCACATGAGCATGAGCCAGCTGATTTTGGACAGCGTTTTGGAGCAGGTGGCCAGCATCGAGGAGCTGGAAAAGAACGGAGGTGCGCGGGAATGAAGACCATCGCCGTGATGAACCAGAAGGGCGGCACCGGCAAGACCACCTCCGCCATCAATCTGGCGGGCGAGCTGGTGCGCCGTGGCAAAAAGGTTTTGATCGTGGACATGGATACTCAGGGCAACGCCACCAGCAACCTGTCCCTGACGGAGATCCCCCCCGCCACGCTGACGGACGTCATCGTGTCCAAGACCGCCACGCTGGCAGACACCGTCTGCCACACCACTACCGAAAACCTCGACCTGATCCGGGGCGGCAGTCTGCTGGCTCCGGCGCTGGCCACCATGCAGGAGATGCCCTTCGGCCGGGACACCACCCTGCGCCGCCTCCTGCCCCAGATCCCCGATACTTACGATTTCGTGTTTTTCGACTGCTCCCCCTCTCTGGAGAGCCTGTTCAATATCAACGTGCTGGTGGCCGTTCAGTATGTCCTCATCCCCATCAAGGTGGATAAGAACTCCATCGAGGGCTACGACGTTATGCTGGAGACCATCCAGTCCGTCCGCGAGATCGCCAACCCGGACATCCGGGCTCTGGGCATCTTCATGACCGCCGTGGAGACCGGCTCCAGCCTTGACCGGGAAATGATCGCCAACTTCCCCGCCATGCTGCCGGGTCTGGCCTTCCAGACGTACATCCGCAAGAATATCGACGTGAAGAAAGCCCCGCTGGCCCTCCAGCCCCTGTGCTTCTTCTCACCCCGCTGCACCGCCACCGCCGATTACGCCGCCCTGTGCGACGAAATGCTGGCAAGAATGGAGGGCTGATCCATGGCAGGTAAAAAAAGCCCCTCCATCTTCTCCACCCTGCAAAAGACCACGGAAAACGCCAGCGCCGTCAACGGTGAGCTGACCCGCCAGCTGCCCGTGGCGTCTCTGGTGGATAACCCCATGAACCGCTTCTCCATGGCGGAGGACGATGAGTTTCTCTCCACCATGCGCTCCGTGGAGCAGGACGGCTTTTTGGAGGACATCGTGGTCACGCCCGACGGCGAGAATACATGGCGCATCATCAGCGGACACCGCCGGGTGATGGCCGCCCGAAAGCTGGGCAAGACCGCCGTCCCCTGCAAAGTCCGCCGGTATCCGGACAAGCTCTCCGAGCTGCGGGCGCTGATGGGCGCCAACGTCCACCGGCGCAGCCTCTCCCCCTTCGACATGGCCCGCCAGCTGGAAACGCTGCGGGAAGTCCTCTCGGAAAGCGGACAGCTTCCCGAGGGCACCAAGGAGCAGGCGGAGCTGATGGCCGCCCAGAGCGATCTGAGCCGGGCCACGGTGGAGCGCTATCTGGATCTTCTGAATCTGGACGAGACCATGACCGGCTGGGCCGAGCGGGGCGAGATGACCATGACGGACGCCTATGAGATGGCCCGCCGGAAGAACGTCCACCTCCAAGCCGCCGTGGAGGAATATGTCGCTCACAACAACGCCAACGGGGACTTCCCCGGCCTTGTCCACCGGGCAATCGCCTGGGCGAAAGCCGCCGAGCTGCCCCCACCTCCGCCCAAGCCCGCCCCGGCCGCCAATCCTCTGCGGACGGTGGATTCCTTTGGCCGGGCCGTCCGCCGCTCTACCGCGCAGCTGAAGGCGCTGGATCTCTCCGCCGATGTGGACCGCACCACCGCCCGGAAAAAGCTGGACACCTGCCTTGCCAATCTGGAGGAACTGCGGCGAACGGTGGAGGCCCTGAAGGCCGGTCTGGACGGCTGATCCCCTCCCCTGCCCCGCGCCGTCCGCGCCGCGCAAAACCGCATAGAAAACAACCGTGCCCGGTGCGATTTGCACCGGGCACTTTTCCTCCTTTTTTAACTTCTTCGGAGCGTTGCAACAGGCTTTTCCTCCGCCAGCCGTTCATTTCACGCACAGCGTCCACCCTTCGCGGCCGCAGGCGGACGCAAGCGCCTCCGTCACCTGCGCAAGCGAACTTGCCGGGGCAAGCTGCAAGAGCAGGACCGGATGCGTATCATCCACCGAAATGTCTAAGCGTGTTTTTTCCCTGAGTGCGGAGACGGTCATCTCCGTGTCCATATGTTCCAACACGCTGTACTGTGCGTAAACTTCCTCTCCGCACCCATGCTCCGCCATCCACCAGTAAACGTCCCGCAGGAACGAACCCGGCATGTCTGGAAACACGAACGCACAGCAGTCCTTCCACTCGCCCATTTCTTCCGAAACCGTGCCGCCACTGTCCAACACCAGCTGCTTGAAGCGCGCCTTTTGCCGTGCCCAGACATCTGAACGGGAAAGATCCTCGATGAGCACCATCGAGGGCGCGCTTTGCAGCATCCGTTCCGTCAGGCCATAGACGAGCCGGTAAAACCGATCCTGACAGGGCCGTTCTCCCGGCGGGCAGACCGCCTCTGTCGAGCAATCGCAAAGGCCATAGTACCCTTGCCCGCTTCGGTCAGCCTGCCACTCCCGAAATGCTCCCCGCACCAGCCAGAATTCTTTCTCAGCCGGAAATGTCCGTTCATCGGTTTCCGATGCGCTCTTTTTTCGCCTCAGCTTCCACATGACTATTCTCCGATCTCCGTAATGTCGATCACCCATTTTCCAAAGAATAGCACCGTACGCCCCAACGTTCAAGTCGTTTCCGCCCCGGTTCGCAGGCCTCCTTCCACGGCGGCACAACCCAGTGTCCTGTTTATGGGACACCTATCTGTGATAGACTACGGATAGAATTCGTTGATTGCAAACGTGAAGGCAACATTTTTTGATAAAAAAACCGCGAACCTGTTCATATGGGAGGTGCCTTATGTGCTGCATCGTATTAGATCTGGAATGGAACCAGCCGTTTTCCACGCGCTCTATGGTCACAACGCCGGTACGGCTTCCCGGGGAGATCATCCAAATCGGTGCCGTCAAGCTGAATGAGCGGCTGGAGATCGTTGATACATTCAAAGTTATGGTGAAGCCCAAATACTACCCGCATATGCATCGAAAGATCGCCCGGCTCACCCAAATATCGAACGCGGATCTTGCGTACGGCTTTCCTTTTAAGCAGGCCCTTGCGTACTTCACTGCCTGGTGTCCTGAGGACGCCGTGTTTCTGACCTGGGGAAACGAAGACTTCAAGGTTCTGCACTCGAATATATCCGTTCATAAGATCAAAGGTTATCATCTGCCGAAGGCGTATGATGTTCAACGGGCGTTCAGTCGGCAAATCGTGAAAGAGCGCCGCCAGTACTCACTGATACAGGCGATGGATATGATTCAGGAGCCTGCCTGCACCGCTCATGACGCGCTCCATGACGCGATGAATACCGTGCAGGTCCTGCGGCATCTGGATCTGCCTTCCCTGCTGAATGACGATCACCCGGACATTCCATACAGTCAAGAAAACGGTCTGCAGGAGATGAACGAGGATCTCTTTGACACAAAGACGGAGGCCTTCGCTGCCATGATGCGGCGCGCTTGGATCTGCCCTGGGTGTTCACATCCGGTGGTATTTGATAACTGGATCAGCCAGAACTCGGACAAACAGATCGCAACTGCCGCTTGTGACTGCGGCTGTGCCTACTTTGCCAGGATTCACAGCCGAAAGAGCACGGACAAGTACCGCTGCCATCGGATCGTCTATCCATTGACAGAAGCGAATGCTTCCTTCTACAACGCACGCAGGGACATTGCGCGGTGCAGGGCGGAGCGCCATGCAGAATATGAGGCAACCCAGATGCAGGTGCACGCCTGCTGATTTGGGCGCAGAGAAACGGAGCGTTCCAAAGCCAGCGACACGGAAAACCACTGGCGCAAAACGTCCGGCGCTCAACGAAACAATCGAAACGAGGATCCCCTGATACCAAAAACGGTATCTGGGGGTCCTCTCTTTTTTTTAATTCTTTTCATTTCTCTTCGACAGCTCAATTCCTTGTGTTGCAAGGCTTTGCAGTCACTTGACGCATAGTTTCAAATCAAAAATAAAAAATTTTTTGGAGAGAGGGTGTTCAGAAGGTGCCATTTTTCTACATTTATTACGAGAAGTGTGTGAAGGGTGTTTTATCCCCCAACAACTGTATTAAGCCGGCCTAGCTAAGAAAGTCCGGAGATAACCGACACAGCTCCGGGGCAGTATCGAACAACTGCCCCCGGAGCTGATTTTTCAAAAAGTAAGGAGAACAATAAATATGAAACAGTTTTTGACGATCAACGACAATGGCGACATGCTCAATATTGACATGATTGCCGCCATCACCCCCACCCGCAATGGCTGCACCATCCTCACCAAGGATGGGCGCGAATTCCACAGTGTCTTCAATCTTGCTAAAGAACTTGAAGATGATGCCGAAATCCGTGCCGTGGTTCCCTGCCACGGTGTTGCCGCACTCTACTACCTCGGCGACAACCAGACGGAAATCAGGCCCTACCCGCTGGTGTATCTCCTGTCCGACGGTTCTCTTGAGCCGGTCGAGTTTGCCAGTGCGTATGACATTGAAGAATGTGCGTCCGCAAACAGAGTCGGCTTTGTCGGCTTCGTGCCGGTACTGTGAGAATACGAATGGCCGCTGCGTTTGCAGCGGCCATTTACTAAAGTGCGCCGTAAAGCCCGGCCATCAACCGTAATTATTATTGTAGGAGGAAAAGATGATGGAAATTCACAGCACGATTCAGTTCAGGCTTATTCTTCCGCACATTCCCGGCTTTCAGCAGGTGCCGCTGCCGACGCCTGTTTGCAGCCATTCTCAGGAGTATAACGGCTGTCCCTATCCCCGCCACGGCTTTCTCTGTTGGAGCACGGACGGGACCTGCCTGCGGACACGGATGAACAAAATCAACAAACTGAAGAAAAAACCAACTGCTGCAAGCACTTTTGAGTAACCCGACTATATGGAATATGGTGCGGTGACCACTCCGTTTCCCATCCCCCACGGTCCCATTGGGGAAGTGTAACAGGGAGAAACACACTGTGCCAAATAGGGAAAAGGAAATGAGAGTACATCAACAGTGATACATTTTCATTTTCTTTTATGTAGTTTGGAGCTTCAAATAGCCAAATCGTTCCGGAAAATCGATAGTTGAAAAATCTATCTTTTTGGCCTTGTAAGTTAGTTCTTCATATATCGGGGCAGTAAGATCTTTCCTATATACTGCAATCACTCGCAACGTTTTTGCAGTAAGCTCACGGATATCTTCCTTCACAACGGTATTCGGTACATATTGCTGCATATCCTGATCCAGAACAAATCCGATACAGGCGTTCGTGCTTCCAGCAACCTTTTCTGTGTATAGGCGTGGCTTAATGGAATCATAGTTACCAATCATCTTGGCCTGCAAGTTTTTAGAGATAACGGTCGGCAGCACATCCAACTTCATGTGTGTTGTTCCATCTTCTGCAAAATCAAAATCCGTTGGACTCAGCTTATGATCCAAACATTTCTGGTAAAAATCATTTGCAAATAATTCGACTGCAATATCCCCGTTTTCGCTCTTAGGTGCCTTCAGGCCAGTTAAGTGCAGGTAATTATTTCCGTAGAACGATAGTTCAATAGGGATCGTCTTTTTATGCTTATCCGTGCAGATAAAGAGCAAATTCTTTCCGTCCAATTCCTGCTTGTATGTCTGTGCGCATCGGACAACAATGCCGATTGCTTCAGCCTTTGTATATTTTCTCGTCATTAAGATATCATTCCTTAAACAACAAAAAAAGAGAAGACTGCGACACCGCAGTGTCACGCGCCTTCTCTTCATGACTGGTTTTTCTGTCGTCCGCCGACGCTCAGTTCCATCTGGTCAAAGACCATTCTACTGCATCTATATCGGGTTTTTCTGTTACCCGCCAACGCTCCGGCCCAAAGTCCGGCATCTATTTCGGATTTTAGGTGCCAGTCGCACCAGAGGGATGACGCCCTCTATCCATTTTTATTATATGTAGATTTGTCAAAAATGTCAATAGAATATAATGGAATCCAGTTTGAGTTTAATCGCATTTTTCTGAGCTCAGAATAGCATTTTATGATATTTCTGTCTACTTTGAGCCAGCGAATATCCACGACAGCAAAACTGAAGGTTGTAAAGCAACGGGGTATGTGACCCTCTTTGTGGCGTTTCACTCCGCCTGCTATCTATCAGGCTATTATGTATATCCGGACAGTGCTTCGCTTTGGTCGGAACTGCTAGAAGCCATAGGTTCTCAAACGCGTCAACATTCTTCTCTCGACGTCCAGGCGGTTTCCTGCTATACTGAGGAAAAACAGTCTCAGGAGGGCGAGGGCGATGAAAAAGATACTCTTTGTGTGTCACGGCATTATTTGCAGAAACCTTTAAAATCCCCTGTAATATCAAGGTTTTTCAGATTTGAAGGTAGTGCTACTACACCACTACTACACCAGTGAGTCTCGATGTGACAAAAATTATAAAATCGAGGTCAAGCTTATGAAAGTTCTGTATCCTACAGAAGATTTGGTAATGAAATACAATGAATTTTGTATCCCATTTTTGCTCAAATATTAGCATCATCAAAAGCAATGTTAACATCTAAACAAACCCGTGACCGCTTATTGCCAAGACTTATGAGTGGAGAAATTGAGGTGTAGGTATGGCTAGAATCAATGTTGAAGACCACAAGAAAGCAATCTTTGCTTTGAACGGCATACCACCTTTTGAAGAAGAAATGACTTTTTATTACGATGAGAGTGGTAATTGCAGAAAGTTTTCTCTTACAGATGCAGGATTCAATAATACCGATGCTCTGAAGGGAGATTTTGTATTAGCTGGTGTTGCACACGAGGGTAGGTCTTTTGATATTGATGTTCCATCATTATATGCAGCACTCGACTATAAGGAAGGCCAAAAAGAACTAAAGTTTAAACATCTATTCCATAATTCGAAAGATTTCCAATCTTTCATAGGTAGTAAAAGAGCTACAGGATTTTTGGAATGGTTAATCAGAAGTGGTTTATATATTCACTACAGTGCATTGAACAACCTCTATTATTCGTTGGTTGATATTGTGGATTCCTTGTGGGAAACACATCCTCAGTGGCTCATGTATATGTGGGATATCAAAGGTGCTTTGTATGATTTTGTGATTGAACATCAAGACGAAGTAATCGATATTTTCATAAGGCATACTTATCCTAATGTCAAAGATGTATCTGCTTTTTGTAATGAAATATGTTCTTTGATATGGGGATATAATGACGATAGTGAATATGATCCCGGTTTCTTTTTAGAACTGTTAAGACAAATGCTAAAGACTGCCGGAAAACTTGATAAGTTGATTTTTGTTCAGGATAATGAACCATTTATGCTTATCCAAGAATATTACATCTTCTATACAGAGAGATGTGAAATCTTTAGTAAGTCACACCATATATTTGATGAGGAATTGACAGTACAAAAGCAAATGTCCAATTTAGAATTATATGAGAATGATATTCATCTAAGTAACTGGCAGTTTGTCAAATCACACGAAAATATATATGTTCAAGTATCTGATTTGATTGCAGGACTGCTAAGGAAATTGTTTTTGTTCTTAGATGAGAATTCTTTAACTGATATCATTTCTATTGCAATAAAATTAAATGATGCTCAGGTAAAGAATTTCACATTACTGTGGATGCTCATCCGTAAATCTGATGAAAAGTCCCCATTATTTATTAAGAATACAAACTCTCAAAAGAACGTTCAGGAAAGAATGTTGAAGTTACAATTATTGGGAGTTTCAAACAAAGAAAGTCTGTAATCCGTGGGGACGATCCTGTATTTAACGCAACCCCTGTTTTTCTTCCCGTTATTCCAGTTTTTGTGGTTACAAAGGGCAAACACTGGTTTTGGACTGGCGGAAGGGGCAGCAGAATTTCTGGCGGGTACGATTATTGTCGGTGGTCTTGCCATCCTTGTGCATAGCCAGCCCGGCCGCGCAGACCGGTATTGGCGTCCGGCATCATGTCATCTGACATGGTGCCGGTTTTTTTATGAGCGCAGCCGCGTCAAAGTGAAGCGTTTTTCTTGACGATTACAAAAACCTTGGTCTCTGCGCAAGAGCCGAAAATCAGAAGCGCACAGAGCAAATTTTCTGCTGCACAATCAAAATGTCAGTGGCAAGCAAAAGGCGTCATGATCATTCATTTTTTTAAGCACGTTTTTGCGGAAAAGCAGTTGCTTCAAGGCGGAAAATATGATACTATATCCAGGGTAAAGAACTGCCGCCCACTCCCCTGGAACGCGCAGAGGATACGGGCGGCAATTTTTTCCGCATTCTCAAAAAGCAGCGTCAATCATTCCGTCTTGTTTTTTTTACGCATTTGTGATATACTCATTTTCACTGAAAAATCATTTTCAGAAGCAGGTGATTTTATGGCTTATCATTTTGATTTTTCTTATCTGAAAAATGGCGCTCCCGCAGTAACGCTGAGCTCCTTCGGCATCGCCTTCAACAAGGGCGCGATCGAATCGCTTGGCACCCCAGATCAGGTGATCATCGGTTACGATCCGGAGCAGCAGGCCATCGGCGTCCGCGCCAGAGGCGAAGACACCACTTCACCGTGCTACGATTTTGCGCCGCGTGTGAAAAACGACTGGATCCGTATCGGCGCCAAAGACTTTATGAAGCACCTCTCCAGAACCAGCAAGATCGACTTTCTGACCAAGGCGAAGCAGTTCATTGCCGAGTATGACGAGGAAACGCAAACGTTGATCGTCATAATCGATGAGGCACACCTCAAATAAGCTACAACTCAGGAAATGAAAAAGAGCGACATCCAACGAGTACCAGTCGTCGGATGCCACTCTCCTGTGTTTGACGCATAGACCAGTCGAAACTGATACAGTCGCCGTATTGCTTACACGGTAGATTATATCACGTTTCGGGTGGTCTGGCAATCCTGCACATCTTGTGTTCACAGCATGACTATGGGCACAAGATGCAGGCACAAGCCGGGCTTTTTCTGTTTGTAAATATTGTATTCGGAGCGTGATCTAATGACCATTATCCGCAAACGTATCATTAACCCGCAGCGCTATCTCTATGCGCTGCACCCCGGCGATAAATTCTATATCGCCGTACCGCTGGCGGAGGAGGACTACCCGCGTCTTCAGTTTTACGGCCTTCTTCCTGATTCTCCGGCGCGGATCCCGATCCCGCGGAGGGCTGCAACGACCCTGAACGCCAACGGCAAATGGAAGGTCCTCAGAGATCTGCCGAAAGAGAAACGGTCCTTTGAGCATGACTACCACATTGTGGATTGGCACGGAAATGACCATTACGGAACCTGTTGGCAGAGTCGTTGGTGTTATCAGCGCGAGCTGGTCCCGCCCACAGAGCTTGCCTTCCTCATCGAAAACGGCGTCCTTTACTCCCCGCTGTTGCTGAACACCGACAGCAGCTTTACCATCATCAAGGCAGCTATGAATATTGCGCTGGAGATGCTGGGACGTTGTGAGGTCTGGACTGCCGAACGCGCTCCCGCGGTGCCGCCTGTCAAGCAAACGGAGGTCCCTTGGGAGATCCTCCGTCCGGGAGCCAGCCTTCAGAATGACTGGGAAGCGTATATCGACAAGATCGTAGAGCGCAAACCCAAAGGACAGCAGACTGTTATCCGCCAGCGTCACGAACATCTGTGGCACATGGCTCCCGACTTCTGCGTCCTTGGCTCTCAAAACTTCTGGGGCTATGTGGTCTACGGCTTTACGGCGCTGAACCTGTACGTCTTTGAATGCAACGAGGTCAACAATGCCACCTATGTCTTCAACGGAGATTGGAAGTCGGCATCCCGGCTCACCAAAACAGAGGTGCTCTCCGATCACGTTCAGGAGGCAAGGATCTACCATACCGAGAAGTGGTATGAGCGCACAGGCAAATTGATCTCCCGCGCTGCTAAGCGGGTTGCATGATGGGAGGACACAGCCTGTGATCGAGCAGCCCTCTGGCGGCTGACAGGTCAAACGATCAAGCAGCCAACGAAGCCTTTACGCAGGCCGGGACCCGTTCCATTTCCCTGATGCATTTGCCCGGCCAGAACGCCGAAGTCATGGTTCTTGGCCGCAGCGGCACACGCCGTGCAAAGACTCCTGCGGCATGGATCCATTTTCTCATCCGAAAATAAAATCAGGCAGCGACATCATGGCTGGTACACATGGTGTCGCTGCTTTTTCATGCTGTTTGGATACAATAGATTGTGGCCCACCATGTCAAATAGAGGCTGCAAAGACGCCCCTTCATGAACTGTGATCGCACACCAAAACCGGACAAATAGGACAGGTTTTCTAAAATATTGTATCAGTAGAACGGATTTTTCTCAATCGCTGCGGCCGTCCGCAAAACATCTTCGAGCGGCATGCCGGTACATGTGCTCACATCTTTTGCAGTCACGAGATCCTGACAATCCGTGAGGAAACCGCAGCAGAATTTTTCGAAGTCGGAATGGCTGCTGCATTCCTTATGCTTCACTTCCATCATGTACAGCATGCCGGCTCGCTTGGCCCGATGCCACTTCTCGGCATCGTCGCAGCGCCCAATAATCCAGCGGTACAGGTCGGAGCCGCCAACGCCATCGTAACGTCCATCCGTGATGCCGGCTGCTTCATGAGAATACATGATACCGGTCACAGTCTCGATATTGTGTTCCACCCCGTACTGGAAAATACGGATATCTTCCGTCCCGATGGCGTCGGCGTCAATGCCGGCATCAGGCAGCCTTAGCAGCGTACACGCATACGCACACAATACATTCGACTCATACAGCGTGTGCCAACCAATCGGGCACGGAATATCGATTTTCCCGGCAATTACGGCACGGGCTTTTTCTGTCATTTCTTTACGATAGTACATAACCGTTTCTTTCCTCAGGTAAGGATATCCCCCCGGAACACCTGCGTTATCTCCTCTGCGGATATACGGCGCTGGCCGTACACCAGGCGGCCCTCCTGCTGTAATAGGTTCTCCGGCTCATCCCCAGTTCGCTGGCAGCAGCAGCGGCGGAGATCTCGCCCGCCATCTGGCGCCGCACCACGTCACGGAGCAGCTCCTCGTCAGCCTCGATGCGGGGGCGGCCCTCGGTGTATTCCGGGTCCGTCTCGCGCCGCGCAGCCTTGCCGGACTGGGTACGCTCCACGATCATGTCGCGCTCGTACTCGGCAAACGCCAGCATGACCGTAACCATCATCTTCCCCATGGGCGTGTTATCCGCGATCCCCATGTTCAGCACATTCACCCGGATACCGCGCTCCACGAGGTCTCTGACAATTCCGGTGCCCTCCGTGGCGGTACGGGCAAATCGATCCAGCTTGCACACAACGAACTCATCATCTGGCTCCAGCGCAGCCATGCACGCGTCGAACTGCGGCCGGTGCATCTTCGTTCCGGTGTACGCGTCGAGGTAGATATCCTCTTCGGCAACACCGGCAGCCATGAGCAGCTTCTTCTGTTCCGCGAGGCTCGTGCCGTTGCGGGCCTGTCCGGCCGTACTCACGCGCCCATAACCCACTCTCTTCATTCGTCCTCATCCTTTTCGTCATCCGGAACCGGATTGCTGGGGTCCACATAATCCAACACGAACTCTTCAGGATTCCGTGCCCTCTTGCTGGGAGACCGCTTCGGCCGGAGTACAACCTCATAACCAACTATATCAGCAATTTCGCAGAGTGTGTCAGTCCTGATAGCAGGCCGCATCAGTGCAGCCGAAAGAAAACTCTGGTCTCGCCCCATATTAACGGAAACCGTTTTCAAATTCGTTCCGCAGGTCTTAAATAAATCGTGCATGAGCGCCTTTAGCCGCATAATGTTACCTCTTAATATTTTTTAAGTTTATTATACTAATAATTGTTAGTCCGGTCAAGCGGCAATGGCATAATGGCAAAATGACGGCCATTTCCTTAACATACACGGTTGGCGCTCCGCAATTTTTCCTTCTTGTACCCCTCCACCGCCCCAATGTCAAAAATCCAGCCGAAAAATGACGCTCTGGGCAGTTCAAAGCTGCCCGATTTTCTGGCAGGCAAAAACGCTAACAGTTGTTCAATCTTTTCAGCAGAAGCGCTAACAGTTGTTAGGCTTCCCCACACCGTGCAAAATGTTTTGAGTTTCTGCACACCTGCGCAGTCTGGCAGCCTTTTCAGAACTGAACGCAGCAGCAGAGCTATTATATGATGTATGCTCAGTTCTGAGCGTGAAGCCATGCCGCCGATCTTTCCATAAACGCCTGCCGCCGCTATCGCCGCTCAAACGCCCTATGCCCTTCCCTATAAAACGGCCCGTTGTAGGCGCTTCTGCTGGCTGCTGGGGGTTTGTTCCCTCTGTGTGTCTTCGTCTGCTTTTGCGGGTGAGCCCTGCGGTCAGTTCTGAGCGATGGTTCAGAACTGACCGTAAAATTCCCTCTATCACTCAGTTCTGAAGAATCGGCTCGAAAGCAAAAAAGTCCGGGCCTCCCACCATTACGGCGGGAAACCCAGATACTTAACCGATCCCAATGGCGGTCGTATCCGGGGCGTTCCTGTGACCATTGGCGGCACCAGCTATGTCCCCCCCCTGCCCATTGAGCAGTTGGTCAAAGAACATTTGGATGACATTCTGCAATCCACCGCAGAGCCTGTGGAGGTCGCCATCCGCCTTTGCCTCTACTGCATGAAAACGCAGATTTTCAACGACGGTAACAAGCGCGCCGCCGTAATCTTCGCCAATCACTATCTGATCTCCAAGGGCGGTGGTCTGTTGGTGATCCCAGAGAGCCATGTGCCGGAGTTCAAGCGCCTGCTGGTGCGTTATTATGAGGGGCGGGATGACGGAAGCATCTTAACTTTCATGCGGGAGAAGTGCTGGAAGACGTTCTAAAATATATTAGGGAACTTTTGAATTGGAATTTGACAAAAAGGTTCCCTAAACAATACTCCTAAAAATCACTTGTCTTTCGTTGAAGTATCTTGAAAACGACAGGTAGCGGCCAATAGCACATCTATGCACCATTTGTAAATTAGGGCTTCAGAAGCATGCGGAAAAAGGAAAGCAGTACATCATGTGTACCAGCATGATGCCCCCGCAAATCCGTTATCCTCTATAGCCCCAAAAGTTTTGGGAACTAACTACTACCGCGAAAATCGATGCGAGTCTTGCAGCACAAAGCATCTTTTGAGATAGGCACTTATTCATTGAAATGTTATCGGATAAATCCAGGAACATTTCAATGGGCTTCTTGATTTCCTTTCAAAATGATGTATAATGTTCATTGAAAAGTAGTAAGATAATACAGGTAAGTTTTCAACGGAGGTTACATCGTGGAAATCAAACGGGAACGCTATTTGAGCAAGCTCATCTCCTTTATGTGGGATGGTCAAGTGAAGATCATCACAGGTATTCGCCGCTGCGGCAAGTCCTATCTGCTGCGCAATCTGTTCAAGAATTACCTTCTCAACGATGGTGTTGCCGAAGATCACATTCTGTCCTTTGAGCTGGACTTGACCCGTGATATTCGCTATCGTAATCCGTTGGAGCTTGCGGCTCATGTTCGGGAAATCGTGGAACACAGCGCAGGCCAATATTATCTCTTTGTAGACGAGATCCAGATGTCCGACGAGGTACCGAATCCTTACAACCCGGACGGGAAGAAGATCACCTTTTACGACGCCCTCAACGATTTGAAGTCTCTGTCCAATCTGGACATTTATGTGACCGGCAGCAACTCCAAAATGCTGTCC